AGAAGTACCGACCCTGTGGCAAAGCCTCTCGTGCTAACCACCAGCGGTACAACTGCTCCCGTGTGACTTCTGAGTCGCATTTTGTGCTTACTCAGAATGTGAGCGGGCATGACACAATAATTCGATTTTGATTCAAACGAGACCCTCGTCCCGATTCCGTCATGCTTCCACTCAGCCAGGTCCTCCATCCATTTCTCGACATAGACCTGTTGGGGGATGTGTGCGCACGTAAGGGGTAATGACCCCGGAATTGCACCTTCCTTTCCTCCCATGGCTCTCGCCACAACAAGTGCTGCATCAGCAGTCTCAACGCTGTGCTGGGTCTTTCCATTCTTCCCAGTCAGCTCCACCTTGAATTCATTGCCCACAATAACCAACTTGACAGGTTCACCCTCCACGACCTTGACTCTCTTTCTCAGAATCGAGGCCATGAAATCATGAATCCATGCCAATGGGGCAGTGACCTTGCGCGATCTTAACCAACTCAGATCAGCGTCCTTTCTAAACGCATAGTATTTGATAAATTTCTGAATCAATCTGGTTAGGTACAATCGCACAAAGTACGTTGCAAGCCCACCCGCCACGAAACTGCTGATGTGTTTAACACCGGTGTGGCGGCTGGTCCAGTACCAAGCATACCGGCCTAACAGCCGGTTCGCAAGGTCCTCAACTCGCCCGCGCGCCTTTCCCACCATCCAAGGGGCCAAAGGCAATGCTCCAACAGACGCAAAGAACTCTGGACTTCTCCATCCAAATTTCAATGCATCGCCAGCCCAGCCGGCAACTGTAATGCCGGCCAGGACGGGCGTGCTACCAACGATCTCCTCGATCTTGGCAGCATGCAACGCACTTGCGAGTCCGCTTTGTTTAACTACTCTCTCCTCAATTAAATTCTCCGAGGATTGAGCACAAACGTGTCTCGACCCGGCGCGAACCATCGCACCACACTCAACACAAGCAAACTCACAGACATGATCCGGTGACAAGTAGTAGCCATTGCAAAGTGTGCACCTCGACGGCTGTAAGGGGCCCATGTACGGGGCCACCTCCAGCGGGGGTACTATCACTCCTTGGGGTCCATGCCCCACACAGTGTTCCAACTCCCCGCACAAACTGCAAGGGTCGAAGAAACAACTGTTACCACTCTCAAACAAAGCGCGTTGCTCATCTCTCTCAAAACGCTCAACAAACTCCTTTGCCTCACGGTCACGTTCAATAACCGCAAGTGAAACACGGAAGGGACCGGTCAATCTTTCATATTCCTCCATGGTGATGTTCAAATCACCTTCTTCCTGGTACAGGCGCCGTGCCAATTCCACAGCACCGCGCGTGTCCAGAACATCATAATCCCCGGGTTCAATGCCGTAGCCTGTCTCCAAGAAATCACTTTCGT